TAAGGCATTATCAACTTCTTGCTTTGCACTGTCAATTCCCGCCTTGTCAATCTTGACGCCAAGAGAAATGTATAAATCTTCTTGCTTCTCTTTACTGCGGTCTAACTGTCCTTGAATGTATTTGTAAGCTTTGCTTGGGTTGTTCAAATCTAAATTAACACCCTTCTCATCAAAAACAGATGAAAACTCGGATATGCCTTTTACTCTTTGGGTGGCCGCTTCATCTCCTTCTATCTTTCTCCATTTCTCATAGCTGGAAACGGCTTTGTCTATGAGGTCGGAACGGTCTTTCCATTGTTCAGCGATAGGGTCTTTTTCGCTTCCGGATAATTTTTCCAATCCTCCTAAAGCCTTATAAATTTTCCTTGTAGCTTCAAGTTCCTTATTGTAGGATGCCAGTTGCTTTTCTGAATATTTATTTCCAGATGCAAACGCTTTTGTTTTTTTCTCCAGGTCACTGATATTACCGGAAAGCATTTCCATGTATTCTTCATAAGAGGTTCCTTCTTTCGGCTTTATGGCATCCATATCTCCTGCAAGTTTATTTGCCTCTTTTTCCCAATCAGCCAAAGGCTTGCTTATGTCTATTTTATTCATGGAATGATAAGATTGCCTTGCTGTGTCTATAATGTTAGCCAAGTCCAGACTTTGTTTTTCAAGTTCCAATAGTCTATTTCTTGCTTTGGTGATGTCTTCCGGTTTGTATTTTGCGAAGGACAATTCTCTTCCGTTCTCATCAAACCTTCTATATCCTCCTTCTCTAATAATACCGGCAAGTCTCTCCCTTTCGGAATCAATGCTTTGCTTTTGTATTTGAGCATTTGCCATCGTTCCAATAAACTGCTTCTTGTATAAATCTTTCTGTTCTTGCGATAACTTTCGCATCTTCTCAACAGAAAGAGATATTGCTACTCCATATTTATCCGTTTGAGTAACTGCATCTGTAAATGTATTGGCAAGATTTTTGGTAATTCGCCCTAATTCTCGGCTTTCTTCTGCACTTTTATTGGCTTTTTTGCTAAGGGTTTCGTATCGGTCAATAAGGCTGTCAACGGCTTTATTCCCTTGCATTTTGTCGTTCGTATCGGAAATAGCCTTATTTAAATCTGTAATAACCTCTGTTGTTGTCTTTGTTTCTTCTCTGAACGCATAAAACAGTGCTATAATTCCGGATAAAGCTCCTAATAATAAACCTAATGGGTTAGCCTTTGTCACTAATCCAAGTAGTGCAATAGCGTCTTTTAGGCTTCTAACACTTGCAGTTAATGATATGAAGGTTTTTATTAGTTTGAGGTTTACCGAAGATGCTAATAGAGCCACTGTTTTATAAGTACCATATGAGGTGATTATTGGAATGAATACTTTGGCGAAGTCTTCCCAATGCTTCATCAGTTTAGTAAGTATCTCCAAACTATCCGAAAGCACACCGCTATTGCTTTCCGCAATGTCAGCCATCATCACATCCCAAGCGTCCTGCAAGTTGCTCCACTTGCCTGCAAGGCTTTCCGCAAGAGCCTCCTGCATGTTGTAGAACTTGCCTCCCTCGTTGGTCAAATCCCAGAGGACATCCTTCACCATCCCGAAGCTTACTTCCTTCCGGCTGATTTTGTCAAATACATCTCCGGCAGATGTCGCTACTCCCGTAAGCTTAGTAAGCCGTTTCGCCAACTCGTCCACCAAAGGAATACCTGCTTCTGTAAACTGCCTCAATTCCTGCCCACGGAGAAAAGCTGCACTGCGCACCTGCCCGTACGCCAATATGATACGTCCCATATCGACACCCACACCTGCGGAAATGTCGGCAAGTCGTTTGGTCGTATCGTAAAGCTCTTCATACGGGATGCTGTATGCGGACAATTGTTTGGCGTATGAAGCCAGTTCTTTAAACTGAAACGGAGAGACAACCGCTAAATCCTTAATGCGGTTGAATATGGTTTCCGCCTTCATACTATCTCCAAGAATGGAGGTAAGGGCAATGCGTTGTTTCTGAAACTCTCCGCCAATGGTATATAATCCCCTTACAAAACGCTCTAAAGTGTATATGGAATACACATTGGCGATTTGATTTTTCAGTTCTCCGGCTATCCGTGATTGAGAAGACATTGTAGTGTTTGTCCTCTTCATTGCCGCATTGTGCGTATCGGAAGCCTTTGCAGCCTGCATTCGGGCAATCCTAAGCTGTTCAAGGGCTTTTTGTGAGTTAACGTAAGCATCTGCACGGATTATCTGCGAAACTCCCCTCATGGCTCTTAGTTCGCTTGCATCAACGCCATGTCCTTTAAAAGCTTCCTTGAGTTTTTTAATACTTTCGCTATCTACATCCAGCTTTACCTTGTAGGTCTTGTTTTTCAGCAAGGCTTCTACCTTGTCTTCAATCTCCTTTATATCTACTTTTAATCCAACCTTTGCACTGGTCGTGACGTGCATATTCACAAGTTTTTTCTTGATAGCTTCGTACTCTTGTTCTGTATAATCTTTCAAGTGAACGCCAAAATTCAAATTTCCGAGGTCTGCCATATTTATTCTTGTTTTGTATCTTGGGGGATAGCGTTAATACCGTTTACTATAAAATCATTGAGGGAAAGTCTTTGCCCTTTCATTTCCCGCTCTTTTCTCTTTTCTTCCCACTTCCTTTTTAAATCTTCCATTTCTTTGGCTGTGTGCGTTTTTTGTTCTGTGTCTGCTTTGTCATACACTACAATCGGAGCATCGCACATCAGAAGTTCGTATTGAGCACAGGTCAATACCCAGTCCATATACCAATTAGGGATATTAATCATTCCCCAAAGAAGAATTAACGGTCGTGTCAGTTCCGGATGTTTTTCTCCGTTTGCAAATGCTGCTCCTGCCGAAGTTCTTGAAGGATACGTTCTGCTTCCTTTCTCGTCATCGTCATTATCGTGTCTCTCATTCCGGTCAAGAACATGGTAGCATTCAAGTATTCCAGTTTCTGCAATTCCACTTTTTTTTTACCGATAACAACAATATCGGTTAACTCTGTGTCTGTGTATTTTTCCCATAGCATACGCCAATATATCCAATGGAAAAGTCTTATCTTCCACCAATTATTCAGAATAATGAGAGAGGCACATTTGGCAGTAACTTCATCCTCACTTTTGCAGGAATGTAAGACATGGGTTAATTTTCGTATTGTTCCACGGTGCAGCCATTTTATACCGAACTTTTTTCCTCTTATCGTAATATAATCTATGCTGTTCTCCAGCACGTCGTCAAGCGTTTTCTGCTCTGCTGTGGTAGGTTGATTTATTGTTTTATCGTTCATGCTGTGTTATTGTAATGTGTGAAAAAGGAGAAGGCGGCGGCAATAACGCACACCGCCATATTTTTAAATCAAAGAACCGTCCTGGGTAACTTCCACCGCACTGAACTCATTGGCGGTGAATATGCTGACCGTAGCAGCCCTTTTTGCTCCGCTATTCTCGTCGACTTTGACCGTCACCACTTTCCCGCTAACCGAGGTTTTGCACCATGTTTCCGTTGATGAAGCAGAGACAGAGCTTTCCTTGGTTGTTGCGGTAATGGTTTTCCCTGTATTATCTGCCGCGCTGGTAAAAGACAGGGAAGCTGGAGCTACGGTCAGTCGGCTTTTTTTGTCAAGAAAGCGATATTATCTTCGGAAGAGGAGCCGGACGAAGCGCCATCTTCAAGTTCAATAGTTCCGCTAAGCGCAAAAGCGAATGGGGTAGTGGACGCATTCTCAAACAAGGGGCGTGCGTAAACGGCCATTCTTTTTACAAGCAGACATTTTTCTCCGTCGTCACTTATAAGCGCAAATCCTACGTTCAGTTTCTTGCTGTTTAGCACAGCAGAGAATCCCTTGAATTGCTGGTTGTTGATAGTCGCTTGCGCAATTTCAGTGGTTTTCCCAAGAAAATATTCTACCAATTCCTTGCTTACACTTGGAACGGTAGCAGCGAAAGTAATATCTCCTGCTGTACTGGTGACAGCCCAATCCGCTTGCAGACCGTGCACCTTTGTACGGTTTAATGTCGGTTCTGCTTGGGACAAGGAAAGGGTATCTACGGTAACGGGCAAATCAAAATCCGGAGTTACCGTGGCAAAATTTGCAATGCCACCCTTTACCAACATAATGGATGAAAGACCGCTAAATACATCTTTCAATTCCTGCTTTGTTTTCATTGCCATAATAAATAGTTTTAATCGTTTTATTTTATGTTTATTTTATCACAAGGTCAGTCCTTATCAATGTTGCGCTGAACCCTAATCCGTCATTTCCTTTCAAGGTCAATTTGGGGTTTGAGGCACTTATGAAATTGTCGCTGATAGGGAATAGGGAAAGAATATCTCCTACAATAGTGTCCATTTGTTCCAAGTCTTCCGCACTTCCCTTTTTCTGTCTGACATACACTTCAATGGTGCAATAGGTACGGATATTTCCAAATCCGCTGCCATAGGTCATGGAAGACAACAAGCCGGGCAATGACACCACAATGAAATTATCCATTTGCTTAGGCACAGCAGCGGGACGGTCATTTGTGAACACATTCTCACTTACCGTCTTTGCTGCGTCAAACAATGATTTAAGCGCGTCTTTGTATTTAAAATCCTGTTCGTACCCCATATCATTTCATTGGTTTAAAGGTCATTTTAGCAATGCTTTCCGCGTAATCAAATGTATCTGACAGTACATTTAACCCCTTCTTTGACTCCAAGTAGTTAGAATATTCCGTACCTGTACACATCACTAATCCTATGCCATCATTTGGAGTTTTATATGCTTTGAGGAAATTTACAGAAGTGGTTAAACCGTACTCCCCGTTGGTGCCAATCAAGTTGTATTTTTTTATGGGAATAAACTTACCACTTTCATAACTTTGGACCATTATCACGCCAATACCGTCTCCTCTGCTAAGCTTGGGGCGGGTAGGATTTTTTAATCCTTGTGTCACAACGGCGGTAATTATACGAGATAATTTACCTCTATAATAAATTCCAACAGCTAATGAAGTTAGAGTATTTCCGGTTACATTATGGTACTTGGCTGATACTACTCCGTCTTGCAGAAGTCTGATTCCGATTTCTGTTATTCTATCCAGCAAATATTCATCAATGATATTTCTCATCTTTTTTTTGCCTTCTTCCAAGACTTTAGCATTATCTCCCATTTCCCTAATTCTTAGCCAGATTGAAATACAGCGTTGTTCCCATTTCCGTAGGATAACAATCCGTTACTACGCATGATTCAAAACTTCCTCCGTAATCGGTAACATCCACAAGGTCTCCCGCAATGATACCCTTCACAAGTCCAGGAATGTCTATTGCATAATCACTCTTTATGACATTACTTTTTGTAAATGTCCTAAGGCTTGTGCTTCCGTACTTGTTGCATTTCCCTACATACAATACGGTCTCGTTTCCTTCGTCAAAAGATGTTTCTCCGGAAATACGATACACTTTGCATGTATGCGGAAAACGTGGATTATTTACTTTCATAGCGGATACCTTTTATTCATGTTCATACCCAAGTTGACAATTCTGACAGATGATTTACGGACGTTCTCTCCATACAATGCGTATATGTCATTTGCCATTTGCCGAAGGTTACGTTTGTCATAGGCAGAGCTTTGTGTACCACCCTCCTTGTGCTTCCATACACCATTGGCATCCTCTACGCTTCCAGTTACGCTCGGTGTACTTGCGCACCACATATAAAGGTCTGCCCGGCACAAGTCTTTCTGGCGTTTTTCCAACGTGCTGACATCCGTCCCCGGTGCAATTCCCCTGTCAATCAGTATGGTGGAAATAGCACTGTCCGTAACTTCAAAACCGACACAACCACGGAGATATTCCTCTATGGTAGTGCCAGTATTTGTATTTTGAGAATCCTTCATGGTTATTTACCTTTAATGTTCAAGTAGTAGAACCAGCGAACCTTATTAGGAACAACCAATCCGGTCACTTCTGATTTGATTACCTGCGTCATGGTTTCATCATTGAATACCTGACGTATCAGAGTGCGGCCGCCGTCATACAATGCCGTACGGGCACCCGGTGTTTCCATGAAAATAGGACGTCCACATTGTACATCACCCAGGTCTTCATTTGGAACATATGCCAATACTCCCTCTTCAAAGCTTTGCAAATTCTTGTATTGTATAGCTTTGGAAGATTTGTCATATTTTTCCACTACGGATATTGAATCGACAATTCTGATTTCAGCACCGATACGCGCTTCAATGAAAGCTTTGATTGTTTCGTCGGGGACAAGATTGGCAAATGCCAACTGCATGCCTTTATCGGAAATATCCGGGCGTGTCGCAACTGTGTACATTTGGCGGAAATACGGAAGGTTAATCAAATCCTCAAAGGTCGTCTTGGAGCATTCCCAGTGACCAGCAGGCGCAAAATCCTTTTCTTGTGAATCGCGTCTGACTTGCCTCATGACTTTTATCGGGTCTATTGTAGTACCCAAAGCTTCTTCCTGCACCGCTTCGCTTTCCGGCTTCTTATACCAGATAGAATCCTTGATATTCTTTTTAGGCACGCCGAAATCTATAGTCAATGCAATACCAAGCGGGTTGTTAGCTGCGTCAATGATTAGCTTACCTTTGTTGGATACAACCTGATTTCGCTGGTATAGAAATGTATTGTAGTTACCACCAAGCAAGCTGTCCACTCCATTAAACAGAAGCTCCATTATTGTAGACTCAATTTCCGGAGTGGTACCGCCAATGGCATCCATCAGCATCATTTTTTCTCTTAGGATTTTGCGGCTCAGTACAATCTCATGCTTGAAGGTTGGCAATCCACCCATTTGCAGGGACATTCCGTCTGTAGATTTGGTTGCACCATCACTGTCAATATCCACATAGGTAGCCAGCGTGTATGCACGGACTGTTGCTTCTATCTGCTCATATGTGGGATTCA